CCGGATAAACGTCAACCACAATGGAATCATGCACCGTAAGAACAAGAAGCGACTTAAGGTCCATGCTCCTAAAACGACGCAAAGCCCTAATACAAGCAAGAGGAACAATGTCTCCGGTGGCAAATCCCTGAACTGGATAGTTAAAAATCTTTGTGGCATTGGTAGTCCTTTTACCCTTAAGTCTTTTGGTACCGGGGAAAGCATACTCTCTACCAGAGGGAGTAAATATCCAACCATGGGTCATACACCTATCCATATTAGTCTCTGCCCACACCAAATGGCCTGAGTAGATGTTAAAGAACTCTTTAAAGTACCTTCTAATATGTTCAGGTTCAGTACCACCCATACCACCATAGATGGGAGCAAAGGTGTACGGCTTAACGTCATCACGCATCTGCTTGTCTTTACCCTTGAACTGATAGTTAGCTATTTCGTTCTCTGGTATCTGGTGAATGATCACGGCAGTCTGTGAGTGTACGTCCTTCTTGTTGAGAATGTCGCTAATGATCTGTTGATCACCGCTCAATTCCCCGGCAACAACGAACTCTAGCCCGCTAAAATCAGCTTCACAGACAAGTCCACCACTGTCTTTCCATCGAGAGACAATAGATTTTCTAACAGGGAACTTATGTCCCTTGGGCTGATTTTGGAAGTTTGGATCGCTGCTTGATAGCCTTCCTGTTGCGGCAATACATTGGTTGAAACTTGGATGGAGTATTCCATCTGCTCTAGTCCATCGTTGTATTCCTCCGACAAAGCTACTGAGATAAGTGTTAACTGCATTCAATCTCTTCTTTTTGGTTAGGAACTCTACAGCCTGTAGGTTGTTTTTTACCTTGGCTTGCTCAATAAGCCGGTCAATCTCATCTGACCCAGCCTTAAAGCCATGAACAGAAGCAAACCTAGGACCATCTGGCTTTAGTTTTAGCCCTGCTACACGACCAGTACCAATAAGCAGGTAGCCTCTTCCTTCACAGGGACCACAAGGACTGTCATTCTTATAAAGCTGACCATCCTTCTTTACCTTGTGTACTCTGCCCTTACCCTTACAGTCATGGCAGTATTTCGCTTCTTTCCTTTCAACCTTACGAGTGAGGGTTTTAACCGCATTCTCAAAGGCTGTAGGGGTCATATGAGGCGGGTAACGATCATTACCAAACTCATCTGTACCGAGATTGAAAGTACGCTTGTGTAGCTCTTTGTTTATAACTTCACGTGAGTACACAATCTTAGATATGTCCGCACCAGAGTTGAGGTTGATAGGGATATCCCCCATAACATCAGCTACGATACGATCAAGGTCTTTCCTTAACTGTGTCTGTTCAGCTTCGTACTCTTCCTTAACAAGCTGTAGGCTTGCTTCGTCAATGGCGATACCGTTTCTCTCAATCTCCACTAGGAACAACAGCATGTCATTCATAAGCGTTACAATCTGGTGTAGCTTACGAGATTGATCCTGTTGTGCGAAGTAGTATTCCCATTGCTTCAGGAATATTTCAGCACATGAGAGAACGTCACCATCACCATATTCAATCACTGTCTCAAGTGGCATGGCTTCATAGCCTACCCCACTCTCAAACAGTTCCTTAACAAGGTCATCCTTCTTGAGCGAAACCCCATGACGAATGGCCGTGTCCTTAAGAGACAGCTTGATATGCTGCCCCCTAGCTTTGATGTACTCCCCAATCATGGTACACCAGACACGCTTAGGTAGCTTGAAGCCTGATTCCAGTAGCCACATGCAATCGAACTTGGCGTTGTGAGCTACGAGCATATCAGCCCAATCCAAGGCGTCCTGAAGCTCTTTAGGCGTGTCTGGCGTCTCACATTCGTTATGGAAGTAAATCGCTCGCTTGGCGTCCCCTATGACGATTTCCGGGGAGTAAATTCGTTCTCCACCATGCTCAACCCACCTGTCAGTTAAAGTGATCATTCGCCAATGGAATGACACCATACGATTTTTTGGATTGTACGGAGAACCGTCAATATCATGCTTGTAAGGGCCATACCGATCAACGGTTACTTCACCGTCACCGACAAGTATTCTATAGGTTGTCATATACCTCTGCGGCTGTTAGAACATTTTTAGTCGTAATCACGTGTGTGGTAGGATTGCTCCACACTGAATAGGACACCATAGTTTGTCCTGTTGGCGTAACATCAACAGAAATTACAAATTGCTTAGTACCATTACCAAACAACATGAACGTTAGATCATCCAACCCTCTGTCTAGGATAGATTGCTTAGCACTCATTCTTGCACCGTCATATACCTACAATGCTTCCAGCCAATTTCCTTATCCTTCTCAGGATATCCGTTAGAGACAAGCCATGCTTCAAACTCTTCCTTGGAGTACTCAGCTATTACGGCGTATTCCTGCATAGGAACATATTTAGGAAAACCGTACTTCCAACCACCGGGAGGGTCAATCATCATTCTCACAGCCAATCACCTTTCATGTCTTTCAGTATCTTTTTGATGTTCTCACGTCTAACGTACAACTTACTTACTTCAGGCGTCCATATCTCGTTAGCGGTAAGAAACAACTCAATCTGTTCAAGCTCTTTAGTTAGCTTGTCTCTGTCGCTCTGAAACAACGATCAATTCCTTTAGCCAGTCTGGATAGCCATGCAAACCTATATCACTACCGTATTGATCTATGAGGACACGAACCTCATCATCAATATCATGGATTTCCTCCGTCCATGTAGCAATCATCTGTATTTTGGCCTGCCTCATTGCCCGTAGTTGCCTGAACCTGTCATTAAGTTTGACAAGTCTTTGTGCTTCCTCTGCTACACTCATTTACCCCATGCCTCTTCCATCTTTTTAACAGTAGCATACGTCACCGTGTACATCTTTGAGTTGTAGCCGTATATGAGGGACAGTCTGTGTAACCGTACCCTCATATCGTCCAGCAACCTAAGGGTTACTACACCGTCCAATCGCCACCTACGTACTTAGGTGCAGGTATAACAGGCTGAATAAGTTTCGCCATCTTCTGATACTCTTCTAGAAGAGAAAACGTATCATAACCGGGAACAGAAGGTGCCACAGCAGGAGCAACAGCCTTCAAAGCAGCCCTAATACCATACAAGGCAGGATCATTAGGAGCTACAACAGCCACCAGTTCCTTATTCTTAAGGAGCCTAACTTCATCCTCTGGCACCACACGGCTAACGTACAGATGTTGAGACTGAAGGATTGCATCACCACAACCTTGTGGTTTCCCACTAAACACGGCACCATAGCTGTTGTATTGATAGTCTCTAACATATTCAGGAAGTGTGTAGCACTCAATCAATACGCCATTTGCCTTCTTATAACTGTCATTCACCTTTGACGAATACAGCCATGGGCTATGCGGTGCTGAGGCAACCTTACCAAGCTCATACTTAAACTTACTAGAGTACTGGCTTTGAAGTTGACCATCCTTAAGCACCACGTATTTGTAGCTCTTAATCAGATGGTCAGAGAAGTCCGTACCCTTGTTACCGGAACCTACGATCTTACCTAGCAAGCCATCGCGCACTTCCACAATCCTTGCACCGGACAAACGCACATGATCACGCTTAATCGGTTCAATGATATCCAGAACTACACCTAGATCGACATTTCCGGTAGCAATGTCATAATTGAACCCATCGTCAAGGTCGAGATTACCCAGCACTTCAAACAGGTTGTCGTATGAGAAGGTCAAATCCTTACCGTCAAGTTTCAACTGCCGACCGTAGTAGCCACCAATCAGACTTGCAGCCTCTTCCCATGAAGTTGGGAGGTTACTGTTAGCAACAGCAAAAGCCATCTGTGCTACAACAGACTTAGAGAACTTGTAGCCCTTCTTCTCATACTTGTTGACACGCAACAGAGAAGACAAAGGATGCTTAGCGTTCTTATTGAACACTATTTCCTTGCTAAGGGCTGATTGGAAGAACCGTTCATCATGGTAGGTAACACCACTGTCCAAATCGGCAGCGACCATGCACACACTGAAATCAAAGGTTGAGAAGACCTTTTCAGGACTTTCAAAGGTATCGAAGAGGATAACCTGAATCGGTACACGCCGTCCAGCGCTATTCTTCTCATAGCTCAGAAAAGTTACCGCCTTCTCACTATGACTAGAATACTCCGCAGAACCACCACTCCAAAGTTCGGTTACGATAGCCTTAGCATCGTCCTTAGACTTTGGGTAAATGTCGTAGTCATTTGGCTCACGACCACTAAGCAGGTCTAGTACCGCACCACCAGCCAGATAAGCACCTGAAAGGTCTGCAACAGGGGTAAGAATATTATTGATCGTAAGGTCAGTTGTAGCTCTAATTGTCATTTATTCTCCATGTTCTGTTAATCGGTAAACCTACTTATAGCGCCATTCAACTTACAAGCAACAGTAGTATGAATACCATTGATCTTGTTCTTACCAATGGTCAGGTATCTAACAGGGTCAATATCACCATTCATATCAGGTGCAAACATACCAATACCAAGTACTAGGTCAGCTTCCGCACCCTTACCAGTCTTACTACCTTCAGCCATATCAGGTGTGACGATAGTCTTACCTGTAGCAATATCACTAGCTTGCGAGAAACCCAACAGGGAACAATTCAACTTACTGTACCCCGCCAGTTCTCTAGCTCTAGTGTAGACTTCCTTTAGGCGTTCATGGCTAGGCAGTTCCTTCCCACCGGGAACAGCAACCTTGTCCAACATATCAATCCATACGAAATCTGGTTTGACCTTAGTTAGATAAGCCTCAACACGATCCATATCCCACCCGGCTATACCTCTCACAAAGAGGTTGTCCTTAACCCTGTCAAAGGCTTCTACAGCGATCTTTGGGTTAGCAATGATTTCTTCCTTCGTCATACCAGAGTAGGCCATATAGTGCCTAAGCATAGTACGTCTAGGGTCTTCCTCATTACCGAGATAGGCCACTCTGGCACCCTGATCTAGGAAGCCGTTAGGGGCCGCTGTAAGGGACACTGCAAAGGCCGTCTTACCGGCATTGGTACGGGACAACACCCAGCCAAATTCACCGGGAGCCATGCCATAGACTTCCTTAGAGAGGCTGTTGATATTGAACTTCCATCTGTTCGCATCAGATACGACAAACAGTAGTTCTTCAATGTTCTTAGTTGTGTCTTCCCCAAAGTCGTCAGGTTGGAAGCCATCCTTACTCTGTTCAAGTAGTTTGGTCAGCTTAGAGAACGCATCCTCTTTGCCTTCCATCATATTGATACCGAGTTGGGATATCTTCTTACCTACATTGCGTTGCCATAGCCCATTGAGGATCGTAGCAGCAACATCAGGGCTGATCTTATCTTCAGCCTCAATCTGATTCACTACGTCACGCATAGACTTCAGTTTTGCGTTGGTAGCTGTAGGGTTCTTATCTTCCCAGAGTGCGAACAATTCATCTGGTGTTAGGTCACTACCAAATTTGGTATGTGCCTCAACGATAACGTCATATAGCTCTAGCGTTTCATCCTCGAATAGGAGCTTACTAAGCTTGGGCTTGTTATCGGTATAGAAACTTATGTCTAGAATATGCTTAAGGAAGGCGGTATCCATTAGTCTCCGTTAGCAGTTGACTTCATTCTCTTACCAAGCAGGTACACAGAGTTTTGCGTCTTGATTTCAGCACCCTCAATCCACTCTTCTGTAGGGGTAACAATGTATGAGGTATGGATACGTGTTCCATCCTTCCAACGTCTCTTAGCATCACCGTAGATAAACCCCCAGATGATATTAGGGAATATGTTGTCAATATGCCAACTCTCTAGTCGTCCTGTTACTTCATACATCATTCAGTATCTCCCGTATCCTTAAGCAGCCTCCAAGTAGTCTATTGCGCGTAAGAACAGACTCACATTATCCCTAAGACTACCCAAAGCAGTGTTACAATGTGTGCAGCACAAAAGACCTCGTATCTTTCCAGTGGTGTGACAATGATCCACAGCAAGATACTTCTTAGCTTTCTCTGGCTCTTTGCATATTGCGCAAACCCCATTTTGGGACGCTAGCATTCTGTCGTAATCTTCTTGCTCAAGACCATGGTAGTATCGTAGCATAATTGATCTACGTTGTTCAGGTGTACGGCGGGTAGGAGAGTGGCTGTAGTAGTGCCTGACCCTTTCGTTCAAGCAGGGGGTGCATCTATACTCCCTTCTCTTCTTGTTACTGCCGTCTGTTCTCCAATTCTCATTTACTAGTTCATCACCACAATCATTACAGTAGTATGGTGGTCCTACTCGTCTACTTGGTATTCCAGCATCCTCCGTATCTTGTCCCCTGAAAAATACTTCAGGTCATTATCTAGCATCCTCATGGTTACACTAGAAGTGCCAGATAGACGCGCGACCATGCCCAAAGCTTTTTGGTTAGCGTCAGGGTCTAGCGCAATGATGATCCTATCAAAAGCACGTAGCTGTTGAATGTGGGTTTGCGTCAGAATGGTCCCTGATAGACTGCACCCGGTGTACTCAGGGATCACCCCTACAGCACATGCGCTCAAACTGTCCTCAACTACTACAGCAGTCGTACCGGAACCGCAAGTGCAAAGTGAAGAACAATCTCCATATTTTTTCCACTTGGGTAGCGTGTCCTTTCGTCCCCTACCGATCCAACCAAGGGAACCAACAGGGAAGAGTACCCTATCCTCGGTTGGTGCGTACCTAACGTCAATTAGCCCAGACTGATACGCCTCTAGTGAATTGTATGTAGCTAGGAACTTCATGGCGGCAGGATGATTTGAGGCGGCTACCAAGGGGGTTGGGATAGGGGCTAGGGGCCTTGTGGACGGCTGTTCTTCCTTCACCCTAGCAAGGATACCCTTGATACTCATATCCCCGCTGTTGATACCCCCAACCGGGCAGGAAGCCTTAAAGCATCCCCACCGTAACTCTCCAGCCAGTAGCTTAACCTCATACGTGTTTCGACCGCCACAATGGGGACAATTCCCACGGTAGCGGTCGCCATCTTTCAACCGATAGGATTGAGCTACTTCTAGTTGCTCTTTATATGTTGCCATGCCAAATTGTTTTCACTCTCTTGTCCCCCTTGGCTACCACCTCAACAGTACCCAGCCAAGTACCCCCATTTCCATGGTTCTTAGCCTCTGTAAGGGTACGCCATCCGGGGCCTATATGGATGGCATCACAGGAGGGGTCATACACGTTGTAGAACTTACTCACTTCAGGAGTGGGGTCATACTCTTCCCAATCACTAGTGTGTATGACAACAAAGGTGCTTTCATACCCCCCGGATTTACGGAAAGACTGGACAATTATTTGATCGTCTAGTTTACCCCTACCAACAACGAAATAGTACATGTTGTTACTAGACGAAGTAGGCCTATGGTAACATTTTCCAGCTTCAAGCTCAGTTGTTTTCAACGCTACTTCCTTTCATACCCCCACAGGGGATTATCCATGAACAATGCTTCCATCACATGTTCAGCTTCAAACGTTCTTGCTCTTTCATTGCTGTAGTTCAGAACGTGATAGTTGCAACCCCATTCCTTCAACAGGTCTATCCAGTACTCATCAGTGCTTTCCCTCTTGTCACCACCATACCTCAATGGATCGGCTTCAAAGGGGATATTGCTAGGGCAGACTATATACAGGTCAGCTTTGTCTACCGCAACAATAGGCACATGGTCACTATAAATACCGTAATAACCCACAGTACTAAGAAGGTCAGTATCACGGACAATGAAGGGTTTATCCTGTAGACCCCTAGCAGCCTGTTCAGTAGCCCTTTGTCCATGTACGATCACTCCCATTCTTTCATCGGTCGTTTCAGGACCGTCCGGTTGGGACTCTAGGTATGGCCTAGCCCACTCAGGAGTGTAATGTGCGAATTGCCCATCATACAGACTTGCAAGAGATTTGGCAAGGGTTGTCTTACCCGTGGATTCCGCACCAAAGATCGTTACGGTTTTTCTGAAACGGGATTGAACGGTAGGGAGCATATCTCTGAAGTGCTTGATTGGCTCATTTCGCACCCTTGTTGCTTTTGCCCCCACCACGTGCCTTGCCGGGTCGAAAATGATATGAGTGCAACCCAGAACACGAGCAAGAGGATAACCGTAAGGCTCCGAAGAAAAGACGATATCCTCATTAGTGAATACCCCCACAGTCTTAAAGATTTCAGCTTGCCACTTAGCCCAGAACATAGAATCATCTTCAGGGTTTTGAGGCATAGTCTTGTGGAAGTCATGGAAATGTAGCTTGTATGCAGAGTTAGGGATATCCAGCATCAAATCCCCCCAACGATGCCTGTAGGGTTCCTCAGGCTGACTACAGACCATAACGTGAAGTTCAGGAATACCCGCACTGGCACAATACGCTCTAGCCCATTCGATCAAGGCCTTATGCCCATATGTTGGGGGGAGGGCCGTCATCATTATGAAGCCTTTAGCGGCCATAACCATATTCCCTTACTGGGACATTGTAGCCGTAGAACTGATTAGCAAATACCGCTACGTCAGCAGCCGGTTGGGGGACACACACAGCAGATATTATAGGATAGTCCGCCTGTTCGATAACGTCAGCAGCCGCATTACATACTGCTTCACTCTGGTAAGGGACAGGGGACCAAGAGGAACCGGCATTACCTGAACCCCCTAGAACCAGCCACCACACCAATACAACCGTTGTAGGGTCCATAATACTAGCACCCACAACTGAAGTATTCATCGTCCGTATACCCGTTGTCCTCCATCCATGAGGATGCTACACGAGCAAGAGTTTTGTATGCCTCCTGCTCATCTAAGGACAGTTCATCCCAAAACTTGTCTTGCTTAGTTGCCATATCCTTGGCAAGGTCTTCTATTTCATATTCGTCCATTTGTGCCCTCCTATTCCATTACCAGTACCGATATTATTGCTCTAGCAGGAGCAGCGGAAATATTCCCCGCGCTGACCCGTTTCACCTGTGATGTTTTCCCAATGGTCCCACCACTCATCATCAATCTGTTCCGCAGCACTTTCATACGGACCTACAGACAGATCGTGTCCAGCGCTAATAGCGTAGTTGTAGGCTGCTTCTGGACCTACGGTACCTTCATCCCCATAGTAGTCAGCAGACATATGCTTGTTAGCCCACTTCTGCATCCATGCTGTAGACACTTCCTTAGTTGTAGGAGTTGGTGCAACTTCAACCTCTACAAGCTTAATAGGGGAAGCAGGGGGGAAGTTGGGATGCTCCCAAACATGCCTCAGGGACGTGATGGTGCGAGGATAGACCACCAGCCAGAACCGATTGCCGGGGTACACAGGGCCGACAAGGAAGGGGTCAACGATGCCCACCTTGGTAACCGCCTTAGTGGACGCCATACCCGCCTGAGGCCCTTCTGTGAGATAGCCGATATGCTGCCCCGGATAAAGGACTTCACCCGCTATGGAAGGCTCGACAGCCAAGTGAATAGCATCCCTACCAGACGCCTCAGGGATCAACATACCGATGGTTCCTAGAGCGTCTGTATGAACGCTACGAACGTCAGCAGTGGGGTTAGCTTTAGCCATGATCGGATTCTTTCCTGTGTGAATGAAGCAGCGTTTGCAGGAGCCGCAACCTGTAACTAGATCAGTCATCGGAGCATCTTCCCAATCTCCTTACTAAGGCACACAGCGAACCGTGTACCCAATAGTGAGACTTAGTACAGGTTCTTTGTGATAGGGATTACTTCCCCTGACACAGGACTTGTAGTGTACGCCCCACCTTTACCAGCGTAGTAGTCTGACAGAGCATCATCCAAGGCTTGTTCATGATTGTCCTGATAGAACCGCCGTGTCACAACAGGGAACATGCTGTTACGCCACAGGAGGAAGGATATCACAGTCCACACAAGGAAAATCATATACTGCATAGCAGCTAGGTACAACCCTGTCTGAAAGTACAGTCCTATAGCGATCACATTGAGGACAGCCCACACAATCCAGTTCTCAAGCTTCTTATTGTCCATCATGAATTGGGCCATAATGGTTAGTACCAGAATAGCGCTATCCATGACAGGAATAGTAAAACCGAGACCCTGTGCGGCATAGTATGTTGCAGCCCAGCCGATGATACCCAACCCAGCATACAGAATATAATGCTTAGGGTTAGTCCAAGTAACTGTACGTGTGTCATCGTCCCTCCCCCAACGGAACCAACCATATATGAGTGCAATAGGTAGGTAGGCATTTGCCAGTGCTGACCCATACAGTCCCCATTGGTAAAACAGGATCACATAGAGAACCGTAGTCACAGCAGCAAAGATGTACTGCCAACGAACCTGCATAGCACATAGGTAGGTACAGGTGTAGGAAGTCATGACTGCGAACAGTTCTAGTAGGTTTACTTCAGTGATCCACCCAAGTCCCAAACCAATTAAGGTTGTGGCACCTGTGAGGACAAAGCCTACAATAAGCCCTATTCCAGTGTGGTTAAGGGTACGGTCATAGGTTTGCTTAGTATGTTGTTGATAGGAGGTATCGCTCATTATGTATGGCCTATTGCAGGAGGGTTTCTATAGGTTGACCGCTTTGGAGCGCGTCGCTAAAATAGCATGGAAGGTTTTATCCGTCAACTGCTATTTCTTACCAAACCGCTTTTTCATAGCGTTCTCTGTCTGGCGTAGGCTAGTCCTTTGATATGTATTGAGAAGTTGCCTTGTGCTGATACCGTTGACAGCCTGCATTTCCGCATCTGTTGCCCCTGCATCTGCCATGGCGGTTGTACCAGTCCTACGCAAGTCTCTCATTTGCAGGGTATCCGGTAGCAACGCCAGTCTTCTCACTTCACAGAATATCTGGTGTCTGGCGGGTTCACTGTAGGGCTTGCGGATATCCTCTCTAGTTATGATATGTGGGCCTAGTCTTGTTATTCCATCCAACTCATACGCTAGATCATGAGGTACCTTGATACCCATCGGCTTCTTAGTCTTACGTTGAGTGAACCACATTGCATGGTCCCTGTAGTCCTCCCACTTCAACTCTGCCATATCACCGGGACGTTGCGCCAGTGTCCAACATAGAAGTGCTAGCAGTCCCATAGACGGTAATCCTCTTGTAGAGGAAGCTGCTATGAAGTCCTGTAGGTTTTCATCAGTCCATAATTGGGCTCTAGCCGCAGTCTGCCCCAGACCCATCTTCTCAAAGGGATTGATGGTCGCCAACTCATACCGAATCATCAGATTCCAGACTGCCCGACAAACTCGACAAACAGAGACAGCTTTATGCTCGCTCTTTGATTCCTTCAGGGACGCATATAAGATATCCGCCTCAGGGGCACGGATTTCCTCAACGTCACGGTCAGGACCAAGCTCAGCCACCGCCTGTGTCAGGAGGATTTGGTACTGTTCCATGGAGCCGACAGACAGAGTCGCCCAATGTGGCAGGCTCTCCCACCACGTAAGTATGTGTTTTAATTGCATCTTTTAGCCCTAGTGCCCCGCCGCATTGCCCGTACTGTACTTTAGTCACGGAGCTAAACCATGTCAACGCGAAAAATGGTTGCATCAATTTTTGCCTGTGTCATCTTGTCCTCAGGAGTGAGGCCGGGGCCATAAACCCCTCCCGTATATAAGAGAAATCTTGACTACACGGTAACTATCGTGTAGAAGGATGGACTCTACTCAACATTGATGGAGAATTACGTGAAAGCGACATACCGCGATCATGGTGGTACTGACTTGTCCGTTGTGAATGCTGCAAGGGTAAGCTTCAGCCAGCATAGCTACTGGGATTACGTTGGTCCCATGAAGGTACAGACCCTAAAAGAGAAGGACGTGAACCTTATCCAGTACCTTGCTAGGGGTATGCCGCGTAAGGAATGGGAACAAATCATCCACACTATTATACAAGAGGGTCATGAGCATAATTCTGACATGGTTTCTTCTGGTACCAAGACGTACCTCTATAATGAGATACAGTGGAGGATTGAAGACCTTATGCTTATGGCGCAACATTGGGTACCGTTCACTCACACAATGGTTACCTTGCATATGATTGCACCTGTGCCAATTGCAAGGCAGTGTTTCAAGCATAAGATAGGGTTCACGGAATCGGAGGAAAGTCGCAGGTACATCACAACTACCCCAACCCTCTACATACCTGAAGAGTTCCGTGCCAAGGCTAAGGACGTTAAGCAGGGTAGTGCAGGGAAGCATGACCTTTCCGATTTCTGGAAGGGGAACTACCTAGCAATTTGTAGGACTGCCATAGAAACCTACGACAAAATGATTGCAGATGGTGTAGCACCGGAACAGGCTAGGTTCATACTACCACAGGGTTGTGAAGTGGAATGGATATGGACTGGTAACATTGCCAGCTATGCTAGGTATGTGAACCAAAGGTCCGATCCTCATGCGCAACTGGAATCACAGGAACTTGCCAAGCAAGTAAGTGATATCATTAGACCATTGTTCCCTGTGTCATGGGATGCACTGGTAAAATCGGGGAGAACGGAATAATGGCAACTAACAAAGAAGACGCGAAAGCCTATGGTGATCGTGTAAAGAAATACGGACTACCATTTATCTGTGTCGGTCCTAACAATAAGAGGGACCATGAAAAGGAAACTGAAATCAAGAAATCCCTTGGTATTGATCCTTAGGTCACTTCGTAAGAAAGTAATACCAAACAAGAAAAAGAACAACTTACCAAGTCTTAATACTTACACTTGGTAAGTACCCGGTCGTGTAGCTCCCTTGGCTTCTACCCTTGAGAAGAGTAACCGGACTGAAAATGCGGGTTCGAGTCCTGCCACGATCACCATTTGCTAGGCTAGCTTAACGTCAAAGCCAACTGCTCATAACAGTTTCGATATCGGTTCAAGTCCGGTGCCTAGTACCAATCCCCACAGTTGAGAAGTCATGTCCTTTTATATTTGGGATAAGAAGCACCTATGCGCAATTTCAACTATAGAAAACGTCTACGATACCTTTGAGACGGAAGAAGAGGCGGAACATGAGATTACTGTTCAGCGCCTCAAATACAAAACCTCCCCACATGACTACGTGATAAAGACCCTACCGGATGAGTTCTGGTGTGTGGACGCACGTGATAATCTCGCCCACAATGTATGGGATCGTCCTGTGTGGTACCATGAGCCATGGTATCAGGAACGTATGGAGGATATCAAAGCGTATGCTCATGTAGCTCAGTATGATGCTAAGAGTATAACGTACTACGAGAACAGCCGTAATGGAGCAAAGGGCAAATTCACTGCCACTACTCCCGGTAGGTTCTTGCAGAAGTACTTTGGTGACAGGCTCACACAAAAACAGATACATACCTATGCTGAAATGCATAAGGAACAATGGGTTGATCCACCGCAACTGCTATGGGCTATAACTCCTGAAGAGATAGCAGCAGTGTACCAAATGCAAACTACCTCATGGTGGTCCTGTATGCAGTACAAGGTAGGCGAACACGAGACATGGCCTAACGACACAATACACCCTGCCTATGCTTATGGTGCAGGGGATATATGGCTAGCCTACATCATGAAAGGTGCAAAGCTATCAGGTAGGGTGTTGGTGTGGCATGACAAGAAGCTTGTTGGCAGGTTCTACGGTGATGTTACAAGCCTACGTTCAGCCCTGTTTGACTACGGCATTCAAACCAAGTCCAATACAGAGAGTTACGACGCCTTTGTAGGTGCCAAGCTGCTATACCTTCCTTACGAAGGTGACGAGGATATACCGGGACCAAAGAACGCTCCTGCTATAACGGTTCCCTTCCTCGATAGCGACGATGGGGATGGATTGATCCTCAACCCTGACGGTAAGACCCTGACCATTGTTAACCAGCATTGGGACGATGTTAGAGGGGTCACCAAACCGGCTGAGTGGTCGGCAGAGTGGAATACAGGTGTGATCAGGAAACGGGCTACCTGCCCCCTGTGTGGGGAATCGGTGTGCGGGGGATGGAGAACCATCATAGGCAAGGATGGGGCTGAAACCTACTTCTGTGAGGATTGCTGTGAACGGCAGATAGGATCGGGACCAAAGCAGCCTACGAATAACGTCATCCTGTCCGATTTTTCCACAAAGCTCTATGACGCTCGCTACTACCTCTATGACGCTGTGCTAGCCTACACACCCTTTGGTAACGTCTATATGCTTGGCGTCCGTGGGGTTGATCCCTACTCTAAGTCTATGAAATCTAAAGAGTTTTGGCGTAATGAGGATTTGGTGACCATGGCAAACGGGGATGTATGGGGTAAGGGAGAAGTGGAGTTGCATGCCTTCCAATCAACGCTAGACGGTAAGTTGTACCCGTTCATTGAGACAGGAATTATGGCCTAGTGCAAAAAAGTTCAAAATAGGTGTTGACGCTGCAAATGGGTGTGCTATGTATTGTCTCAACGGAATGGGGATGGGCCTCAGCCGGAGACAAAACAGAAGGAATACCTCAATGACCACTGACAACCTCGCAAACGCTGGTAAGGGCAACAAGGGCAAGGGCAAGACCCTCGCACATTTCCCCTTCCCCACGGGCACATTTGACGTGCTGCCCAAGGTGATCGAGAAGGGCGGCGATGGTCGCTCTGCCCGGACGGAATGGAACCTTGAAGGGCTGAAGGTCAAGGGATGGATGAAGATTCCGCGTGATCGTCTGTCCGCAGCTACCACGGCCATGTACAACACGGTCAAGCGCACTTCCAAGGACGGCGTTCCTACCATGCGCTTCATTTCGACGGCTGTTACCGATGATGAAGGCAAGGTCATCATGGAAGACGTGCCGCAGGTTGACAAGGACGGTCAGCCGGTCATGGTCGATGGCAAGCCCGTCATCAAGTCCATGCCCAAGGAATACTACATCGTCCGTGTGCCGGTCGTTAAGAAGGCTACGACTGCCTGACCCAAAGCCGGTACCCACCGCTCAAATCCTCCTGTCAGAAATGATGGGGGGATTTTCTTTTTTACTTGACGCAACCGCCTGATTCCTCTAGGGTAATTCCAGTCAATGCAGGGGGCAAAACTCAAATAGATAGAGCGTCAACGAGCTAGGACGTTAACTAGCTCACCATCAAGCTGATTTTGGTAATCAACATATGTCAGCCCTTCGGGGCTACTAATGAAGGATTGCAAGTATCAAGTTTGAAGGATGCAAGGTTCAATCCTCGCAAGGACTGTAAGGATATAGGCTCAAGGTAGTGAGTGAAATCCTAGGTCAACAGTTTCGCCCTCTCTATCGGCACGAGTTCTGTCTAGGCTCCCCTGCATGTGACCTTGTTAGGTTTGTCTAGTTCTGTTGGCCAGTTAAAGGGTGTTCGGGCATGTCCGCCCTACTAAGTCAGCAGGACTAGACTGACTTAACAAGGAAGCAAGCATGAAAATCATAGAAGCAATGAAGCGTGTCAAGCTCAACACGAGCAAGATAAACGAGCTTCGGACAAGGATTGGCAAGGCATCTGCCAACACCAATCATGAAACCCCTGAATATGGGGCTGAACAGGCCAGCAAGATACAGGAATGGCTACAGGCTATTCATGATCTGGGGCAGGACAATATCAACCTGCTTGTCTCGATCCAGCGTACCAATCTGGTGACCATGGTTCCCATTGAGATTGCCGGGAAGACGATCACCCGCACAATCGCAGAGTGGGTATGGCGTCGGCGGGAATACTCTGACGTTGATCTGTTGGCCTATCAGCAGTTGACAGACAGGGGTATCAAGGAAGGTATGGCCTCTATCCCCGGCCAGACTGAGAAGCTGGAAGTCAAGATCGTGCGTCATTTCGATCCATCCAAGAGAGACGCCAAGATCACGGAGTACCGTGGCGAGAAGTTCCAGATTGATAGCGCACTGGAAATCATCAACGCCACTGTTGACCTAATCCCTGACAGAAACCTCAACTAACAATTACCCCCAAACGAAAGAAACCCCCAAACCCGTTTCAAGTAAGAAACTGGTAAGGGGGTTTTTAGTTGCCTGTCCCAAGTGCAGAACAAGTACGCCTGTTCTACTTACCTTGAGTCTTCAGACGAGGCAAGGGGTATTCGTGTAGTTCTTGTCACAGGTGGCGACAGGGGCAGTACCACCACCGCCAGTGGCCGTAACAGCCTTGGCGTCGTTGCACAGGGGCGGGTCGATGGTGTCGCCATTCAGGGCCTTGGTGTGACAGAAGGGAGTACCTTCAGCCATGGCCGGGGTTGCGAACGACACAGGGGCCAGCATGGCAGCAGACAGGGCGAGAACAGAGAGAACAGTCTTGATCATTTTGGTAGTCTCCAGTTTAGGTTTCGGTTAGCCGGTCATTGACCGTATAGCTACACTATCAGTTTACATCAGGTAGTCAAGCTGATTCTTGTACTTTCCCTCCCACAATAAAGGTTGAGGTATCCAGCCCATCGAACCATGGGCGGGGGAGGACCGTACCATCACGGTAGTAGTAGTCTTCCGGTACCCCATGCTTGAGGAAGTAGTCAATCCGGGCAGCACTACCCTTAGCCGTGTTGTTCAAAGGGCTATCCGCCCACTGTCCGCTAAACAGGAAACTCCATGCCTGCCAACCTATAACCTTTGACACACCAAACACCCGATATTCATAGTCATGCCACGTTTCACCGGGAAGAACCGGAATACCTGCCAAGGGGCCATGACCCACTGCACAGGCCGTAGTACCGCATGACGAGTAGATTTCAACCGTCATCTTTTCAGGTACGTTGATATGGCTCCCTGAAATAATGTCGTCAGCTTCAAATTCCTCCTTTTCCACGATACCCAGCAGGGCCAAGGTCTTAGTCCGGTCCTTGGTGTTGGCGTACCCACTGATATCAAAGATAGGAGGGGGAATGTCGTCGCTTCTAAGGAAGTCCCTAAGGGTTTCCAGATTGGAAATGTGGTAGGGGGTCAGGTTGTATTCTTTTGCAACGTTAACAATCACAGTCATTCAGGCTTTCTCCGGTTAAGTCATAGACACAGTAGGTATGCACTACCTTTGTCCTACTGTGCTTAGATATAACCTAGTCCTTGATAAATGCCATACGCCCGCCCCTAGCCCTTGCAATCATTTGCAGGGTTGTGAACCGTGGCGCATAACCTCTATGGGGGTTACGTAGGGTGTAGATCGTCTTTTGGGACAATCCAGTTGTATCAGCCTGTTCCCAAGCTGAACCAGAAGCTACCAGCGCTCCCATTTGTTGCACTATGGTTAAGTCCACGTCATCAACCTTAGGCCGATTAGCAGACCATTCCCTAGCCTTCCTCTTTCGTTCTTCCTTCCTAGCCTTCTTACGGCTTGCAGGACGTTGGACGAACTTGGGAAGTTTGGTAGTAGTGTCTTTTCTCATTGTGGCTAGCCCCTGATTAGAATACTACAACATACGCTATCCATGCCATACCTGCAACAAGAACCAGCAGGAACATGTGAATAACGTATTTCAGTAGGGTTAGTACCAGCACCCGCACAGGGGAGACAAACACGAATGCCAGTATAAACAGGATAAGCCACAACATGGCTTTATGTTACCGGGGCATCATTGCCGGGGATACGAACCCCAAGCAACTGCCTTGCACGTTCTGCCATGGATTGTTCAACGTGAGAAGGATCAACCTTGTTGACCTCGATAAAGGCCACGATAGCCTCATCCAAGGCTTTCACCTTGTCCTCATAGTACCCCATGCCGAACAGGTCGTTGATCTTGTGAGAGGCATTGTAACGCCCCACAAAGATACGACGAATAGCATAGAGGGAGTCCAGAGTTGGGTTGGACAATAGTACAGTCATAGCTTAACCTCTTGTTAGTTTAGTCTTGTCTACTGCTTGCTGGACAGCCTTATCAGCTTCAATGGTCCAGTTGTCTAGGATATGGTCTATCAAGGCAGGTCTACCCCTTCTATCAGCGTCTTCCCGCCTTGACAGGTCTTCTAGTTCATGCCGTTCTAGGCATTCCAGCACTCTTCTACGCAATGAGCGCACAGAAAATGTCATGGGTAGAATGGGGATTTGGTGTCTTCAGGAACTAGACGGTACTCACACTGAAGCCATACCGTATCCGGCTCTCCCTCTTTATTCATAAGGCAGTCTTCCCATGGTGGTTGATTACCGGGGAACTCTGGCCTATTGCGGCATTGCCATTTCTGGCCATCAGTTCTCTTATAGTACATCTTACCCTTCCCAATTGTGTAGTAGTCTGGTTACTTCGTCCTCTTCCACCCTTATACCATCAACACGGTATACGAAACTAACGTCATCACCTGCCATAGGTTGCACAGCGAGTACATCAATCTGTTGGTGTGAAGTAATAAGGCTGCAAGTCATGTGACCAGAACCGAATTGCTTGGCCTTCTCTGCTGCCTGTAGGATCATAGCAGCAAAGGGGAACATTGGATGCTCAGACATAGCCATACTCTGCCAGCCCTTCCAAGACTTGGCCAAATGAGCGTAGGCGGTCATCGCCCTTAGCACCATACCTGATAGCGGCATTAACATTGCGCGGCAGGCTGTGTTCGGATATCCCTACCCAAAACGTCCACGGATTGACCGACACTCTTTGAAAGCCCATAGCCTTCAAGTATTGAGCAAAGACACAGTTGTCGTTACTCACATAGTCAAACCGTGTCTCAGGGTTTTGCGTCTTGAGCCAGTCAGTGAATGACTGCCCCGTAACATCAGTTGCTCGCATGCTTGTCTTTCCTCTTCTTGAACTGGCAAACGCCCATTGGGTAGGGATAAGAGCATTCCCACACCACGTTAGACCAGTCAACAGAGGGTTGAGGCTTGGCATATGCGTTCCAAGGTAGAACGAAAACAGCCAATACAATCAAGCCCTTATAGACGTTTCTTAATGTGAGTGCCATGGCCCTTATCCCTATGGTGTGGCATTAATGCAAGCGTTTCATGAATCGCCTAGCGCGTCAAGCGTTTTAGCGCAACAATTTTACGCTCCAATGCCCTTGCGACATGCCGCCACTTCCTCTTAACTGAGGGCTTGTTAGTGGCGTCTCGAACCTCCTTAGCCTTGATAAAGAGGGCTTGCAGTTCCCCTAAGGTGTCCCCCTTCTTCATACCAATTCCTCCCGGTTCTCAAACTCTTCCTGTGTCATACCGACATACACAAGGGGGAGTTCGTGCCACTTGCTGACAATGTTGCGTGTAGGTATCTCACCCTTAGTAGCAAGGGTATACAGCCCCGGTGCATCAAAGTTCCTATAGGAAACAGCATAGAAACTGTAATACTCCATAGCTTCTTTCATGGCTTGGCCAATCTCCCAATGATTAGAGGCAGTGAAGAATCCATACACCTCATTACCATAGGTTATACGAAAGAAAGCCGTAACAGCGTTCTTACGCTTCTTGATGTAGTTGGTGGTGCTATGATTAGCCCTTAGCTGATTGAACCTCACCCAAATGACGTTATCAGCCAGTCCCACCATTTCCGCTTTCTCTCTAGTGGTGTAGAGCTTGGCTAAGTACTTCTTATGCCAACGGTGACCAGTCCAGAAGCGACGGACATGCTTATCCTCATAGTCCCTAGCCATTGTCCACATAGGGAAGTCCTCAGGGCACTTAACCCATTCCCCATTCTCAGGCAGATTGAACAGCAAGGGCTTCTCTTCCTCGGTGAAGGCCCATGCATTAGGCTTAGTGCCCCATCCGTCAGAGAAAGACCAATAGGAGCCCTTTTCGTTCTTATACAGCCAATATTCAGTCATTTGCACATTCTCCAATGTGAGTACAGCTAGGACCTTTGATCCTACCCTTCGGTTAGGACATGTTAAGGCACCTGTTACAATGCCTTAATCAATCCTTACCTCTTCTTGAGATGAGTGGCATTAACCCCCGGCTCACTTGCCTTGCGCAAGATTTCAGACAAGGGCCACCATTCCCCCTCATCCAATTGGAAGGCGATTGTTTGCACTTCCATATGATCTTGTGCGGCCTTCTTCAACAGTCCGTCTAGGATTTCACCATGAGACTTCCCCTCATGCTCATCATGAGTTAGAGGGACATGCTCACGAGTGATTTTAGTTATAACAAATCCGGCCATTTGATTCCCTTTGTTTACCAGTCTTCATTTTCATATGGGTCAGCCCCGGCAAATGCAACCTTATTCGTCGGGGGCTTTGGTTCTTCTAGGTACGGCTTAATGTCCCTAGGTGGTATGTAGTTCCTATGGCGCTTGTCCAATGGCTTTAACACCAGTGGCTTAGTTGTGTTCAGTTCCATCCTACTGTGACTGCAATCAAGATACACAGGACCACAAACAATCCGCCCAACAGTTCAGGCATGTTGTAGTGTATCAGGTGTTTGATGTATGAGGATTTCATGGCACCACCTTAAACAGTCTCACAGGCATTTTGAAATAGACGCCACGATGGGCACCGACTTCATTGTGATGGAACATCCAAAAGGTGTTCTCTGCCATCTGACCAGTGTCAACAATGCGCTCTATCTTGATTGAAGGGTCAAGGCCCCCGGAATACGATATCCAATCCCAATGCATACAGAACGAACCGCCTTTAGTTGTCTGTATACCATCCCCCCAATGATAACAAAAATAGTGCTGCTCACCATTGGGCATTATGACTGCATCGCCAACCCTAGGCCCGCTTTTGAGGTTCCATAGAAACTCCCAAGCTGCCACAATGTCCGCGTCTACATCATCAAACTGGAATTGTGTCATTCCATCCCCCACACTTCTGCCTTAGCTTTGTGAATGGCCCTGCCTAGTTCAGTGTAACAGGTCACTAGATCATCATGAGCCTTGATAGCTGCTCGCTTGTCACCATTGAGCATTTCCTTATCAAGATCGACAAAGGCCACCTGAGTTGCAGCCAAAGCCCGCATCATGGCCATAAGCGTTATATGTTTCATAGTACTCTCCAATACTAGTGGACCATTCCACTTTAAAACCCTCATAGAACCAACAGAGAAGGCCCTAGGAAGGCTTTAAGCTAGAATGTGCTACTCACAAGCCAAGCTTGTGTTAATCGCCTCTGTAAGAGGCTGATTAGGGTGATAGCCAAACCACCCTAACAGGCTTGTATGAGGCTCTTAGGCTTCTTTCATAGCCTTAGCTTTGTCCGCACTGTATTGGTGTGCGCTGATACCATCCTTATTCTTGATGGTGTGCAGTTCTCTTGCCATAGCTTCCACCAGCTTGGTTGCGAAAGCCTTGTCAGTGCTGTTGCTTACATTGGTAGTAAGGCCGATATGTAACTTAACATCTTCAAGGGTTAGGTAAATCTCTGCATCATTGAATCGCAGCCATGGGCCAAAGGCTTTCTGCCATAGGGCAAGGCGACGATAGAACTTATCTACGTTAGCCTCTGTAATCTCCCCTAGCTCAATGGCCATGCTAGCC